TTCTTTACTTCTGCTCTGTAAACAATCAGTGCTTCTAAAAATTCTTTGTTGTTTACATAATGTTCTGACTTCTTTCTAGTTCTAGACATCTCATGACGCTCCTATTACTTATGAATTCATTATAACACATAATGATAGGGCTTGACAAGAGTCTCAATTATCAGTAGAATAACTCTGTCAGGGTTCATAGGGATGGCTTAGCTACCTTTATAGAGTTTCTCTAAGGATACTCTTGCATCAGATATTGAAGATAAGAACCCCATCTCTTCATTGACTCTTGTCTCATTTGACTCTCTATCTTTATCCCTTAAGTATTTTTTATAGATGGAGAGCACTTGATCATCTTTGACTTCAGTAATTGTAATTACTTTAGACATATCTATAATCACAGTGGAGTCATCACCAATAGTCATCCAAGGATCTACTTTAATAGCACTTACTCCCATGTGTTTCATTGTAACAGTTTCAAACACTACAGGAGTATCTAATAACAATAATGTTCGAGATTGTTCTTCACAAGGTGTTACCATTGCAAAGATTTCTTCTCCAGATACTAATTTGATTGCTGCGTAGAATTCTTCGTTCATTTATCTCTGAGACTAACTTGTACAATTTCGTAATTAAATTTTTCTTGGTTATAGATTTTAATTCTTTCTACCAGATGATTTAATGTGTAATTCTTTTTTGACTTGTAAGTTATATCGTCAGCAATATCGTAAAGAACTGCTTGGTTCTTCTTGTCTCCTTTTCTTAAGACTCTACCGATTGATTGTAAATTTCTAATTCTTGATTTGGAAGGAGATGCGAAAATAACATTATGTAGATTCTTGATATTAATACCAGTTGAGAATGTTCCGTATGATGCTACAATGATTGCGTTATTTTCTTTTTCAGTGATTTCTCTTACATGTTCTCTTTGTTCTGCGTCAATTCCACCGTGTACATAAAATACTTTACGATTACCCTTGACAGAATTATTTATTAATTCGTAAAGTGGTTGACCATGTGTCTCCACTCTGCTGAACAATACAAGACTGTTTCCTTTCAAATCTAAGACTAGATTCTTGATAAAGTTATTCCGTTTTCCATGTCCGATAATATACTGAATCTCATCTTCATAGGTCTCAAACTCATGTGAGTCGTGCTTCATCAGCAATACATGAATCTGTAACTGAGATAGATGTCCTTTATCAATCAGTTCCTTTGTTTGCGTGACCTTGTATGATGGTCCAAACAATCCTTCTAACACCCACTTATGTGTCTGTGTGCCGTCTAACGTACCTGTAAAACCAAATCTATACTTGGCACTATCCATCTTAGTCATAATACTGACTAGAGACTTCGACTTAAACAAGTGTGCTTCGTCTCCAATGATGACACCAAAGTCTTTAAAGAATGCTCTGGGTAACTTGTAGATAGATTGCCAAGTGGTAATCGTTACAGGGTATTCATTTGTCTTTTCCCTACCGGAATAGATTCTGTGACAATAGTCTTCTGCATTCCAACCATAGTCTTCAAAATCCTTAAACATCTGCTCTACAAGAGATGTGGTAGGGACAACCAAGAGAATCTTATGGTCTCTTTCTGCAAAATATCTCACCACAGAGTAAATCATCAATGACTTACCAGAGGCAGTGGGTGAGATGAGAAGTTTGCGATTATATCTCAATGCGTCATATACAGCATCAATCTGATAATCTCTAGGTTTAAACCTAGCAATACGAGTCATGTATTCTTTGACTCCTTCCTTAGAGATGAAGTCATTGACCTCAAAAGGAGGACCATAGAACTTATTGTTCTCAAACTCTACTGAGTAACCATAGTTCTTTGCCCATGCAACTACTTTGTCAAGTAATCCCACATAGATCTCTCCAGTATGAGAACTATACAGTCTTATCTTTCCATCCCAATACTTACTACGGTATTGTGGCATGAACTTTGCACCAGGAACATCAAACGTAAAATGATCCGAGAGTTCTTGATTAATGTGAGGTTCTGCTTTGATAGTTACAAAAACCTCATTCTTCTTCCGTATAACAAGATCAGACATAACCTCTTATGAATTGCTGCCATTCAATCGAATTCTTAATTTGATAAGTTCGATTATTAATTGTTTTTAGAATACTGTCGAGGTAACTCAACATTACCTGGAAGTAATCTATTTTGTTCAGAACTTTGATGAGATCTTCATCAGCATCCATATATTTGTCTACATCCTGTCTCAAGACTTTATGGTCAAATGGTTTTTCAATATACACTTCTGGGTCTGCCTTACCCGTGTAGTATTGCCACTTTTCTTTTTTGAGTTGCTTAAACTTGTTTTCTTCTAACTTCTTGAGTAGAAGAACATTGTTTAAAATCTTGTAGTATTTTGCGTGAAGAGAAGGAATCCTGGTGGATTCGGTATGTAGATTATCTTCGTCTATTTTTGAATCTTCTTCCCATGACAATTGTATTTCATCAAGATTCATAAATTACATCATAAAACTTCTATATTATATATGGCATATTTAAAGGTCGCTTCTGCGGTGACGTATTGGATATCAGAGTCAGTTGCATCAAAGTTAATTGTCGAAAGACCTACTGGAAATACATCTTGAAAATCAACTCTTGCAATTTCATTAAACATACTGTTGTAGATAAACAAACTAGCGTCTGAATATTCATTCAATGGATTTTTTGCACTGATATCTGGATTATATGGATCTTTTGCTTTAAGATCAATAAACTCTTGAATACTTTCTGGATATCCAAGTGCTCTGATCCAGTTATGAACTTGTAGATAGTTTTCTAAATTTTCATCTACAAAGAAACGAAGAGAAAAATCTTCATATGTAATCTTATCACCTGGGACAGGAAGATCCTTCAGGTAAGTTGGTTGTGCTGCAAATCCAAGATTGATACCTGGAATAGAAGCAGAATTGGAAAAGAAATCTGCCTTTGGTGCTTTTGTAATTGTAAATTTAAACCCAACAGGAGAAAGATAATTCCTGTTATCCAATTGATTATTCCAGGGTTTCATTCTCCTCCCCCTCCATTTCCACCACTTCCATTTCCACCATTCCCATTACCA